AAGCAAAATTATTAGGTACTACACTAGATGACATAAATGGTGCCGGCAAGTCTTTGTTGGATATAGAATCTAGTATTGGAAAAGAGATGGAAGCTAGAGTGCTTACCGGCAAAAACATTAATTTGAATCAAGCCAGATATTATGCAATGACTGGCGAGACGGAAAAATTAATGAGTGAAATTGCAAAACAAACCGGGTCTGTAGCTGAATACGAAAAAATGCTACCAATGCAAAGAAAAGCATTAGCTGAAGCGATGGGCATGAATTTAGAGCAAATGGACTCTATGATGCTTAAACAGAAAGAATTAGAGACCTTAGGTTATACACAAACAGAATTACAAGAAAAACTAGCTTTAAGCGAAGGTGATAGAACAAAAGAATTAAACAAATTACGGTCATTAGGAAAGGAAGATGCAGCCAATATGTTAGCGGCGAAATATGCGGAGGAGGATAGAGTTGCCGCTAATAAAAAGTTAGCAGATATCGGTAAGAAAATTATGGATATATTTGATAAAATAGTTTCCGGGCCGTTAGGTGAAATGGTAAACGATTTATTAGATATGGTAACCACTTCAGAATCTATAAGTGTTATCACTAAAGGTATCGGTGCCGCATTTTATTATTTGAAAGCAATCGCTTTAGATGCTTTTATGCCAATACGTATAGCATTTAATACATTGACCGGTATATACAAGTTTTTGACAGGGGATTTTATGGGTGCTTGGGAGGATGTAAAGGATATAGTAGATGCAATACTAGCACCATTTAAAGCTATTATATCCGGCGTTAAATTTGTGACGGGGATTAAAGGTTCCGAACATTCAAATAATACTACTAGTAGCAGTATCAATAAAGCAGATGATTTCATTATGCGACCCGGACAAGCACCGTTAACATTTAATAAAGATGATCTTATTATTGGGGGAACAAATTTATTTGGTAATCAATCAACAAACGGTACTGCAGGTAACGATCCGCAAATAGCTGAAATGATAGGATTATTAAAACAACTAATAGCAACTACATCAGGACCGACAGTAATTAAAATAGGTTCAAGAACTATAGAAGAATTGGACTCGCAAATAGGTTTGCGTAAAAATTACAATACTATTGTAGACAGTAGCTACGGTACTCGAACATAATACGCATTCAGTAAATTTATTGTATAATGATATTTATACATATACTATCCTAGATGGCACTAACCGATTTAAAATCCATTTTATCCAATTTTCGTAAACCTATGAATACAGTCCCTTTAACATCAAAGGGTAAAGATAAAACTACACCGGTTAAGCCATCCACATTAGACGAAACATTACAACAAACATCTGTATACAGCCCTACCAGCTCAAATAAGAACCTAACAGACTTGAGTAAGACACAATTTAAGTCCAATGTATCTATTGTGAAATTGGGCGTCAATGAGTTGTTACCGACTATTACACCTAATACCAGTATTTCAGCAAATAAAAATGAAACGAGTAATATTGTAATTGTAAAGTCAACGCCCGGTGACAGTAACAATATGAGTCCCGTTAATACTGTAAGTGTTATACAAGACAAACTACTCAATATATTGAACAGCAATTTGAATGTGGATTCAATACCTGTTAAATACACTGTATCTGATAATTTAATTTCAGACAGTTCAAATTTGAATTTGGATTACACTCCTCCTAAATACATTAATACCCCATCATTTTTACAATTATCGCCCGGTGGTACTGGAGTAATGATAAATGCAAGCAATTTGAATATTGATAGTATACCTAACAAATATCAAAACATTGTAAATTTAGGACAATTTAATCCAAATAAACCTGTATTTTCCACATTAGATATTGACAGCATACCAAACAAATATCAGGTATCTGGAGTATTATTGACTGATACATCAAATTTGAATGTGGATTCCATACCAAACAAATATCAGAATATTGTAAATTTAGGTCAATTCAATCCGTTTAATGCAGGACAGTCTTTACTAGATATAAACAGTATTCCAGTAAAATATCAAGTTTCCGGACAGTTACTAACAGATATTTCCAATCTTAATGTGGATTCTATTCCTAACAAATATCAAAACATCGTAAATTTAGGACAATTTAATCCATTCAATTCATCACAGTCGGAATTGGACGTAAACTCAATACCAAACAAATATCAGAATATTGTTAATTTAGGACAATTTGTACCTAATAAACCTATACTGTCGTTGTATGATATTGATAGTATACCAAACAAATATAGCACGTTAGTCGGTAATGGTAAATTTACTGACGACAATACAATAATCGGTAACAGATGGTCAGGTAATGTTCCACCAGCTGTAAACTATTTTAAACCTGATGCACTTCAAGGTTCTGTCGGATTCACTACCAAAATGGATACCACACAATTTGTAGGTATAATAGGTAATGAGTATCTGTTTACCAATAACATACAAAAACCATTGGCTACAGGTGTTGCGAAACTGTCAAATCAATTAGGATTGGGTTCAGTATTCAATTATACTGATGGCGGAGCACCTAAAACCAAAACATTTACGGTAGAAGGTTATAGTGCACTTAAAAAATACGGCGACCGGGTAAAAAGCAATAATAGTAATCCTAATGATAGTTTGTTATACAAGGTATCTACGGAGGAAAATTCTCCTTCTGCGATAGATTTACAGTATGCAAAATTCAATTTGCAGGATGACAGTTACAACCCTTATTATGGTAATCAACCATACGTATTACGTGGTATTCAAAGAAAAGGTAGCAAGTCTTTACAAAGATGGGGCGGTTCTTCATTAGCTGATGATGGATTGATAAGAGGCGGTATAGCAGCTTCTGTTGAAAGAAGTGCATTTGACTTAGCTCGGCTATCACAATGGATAGCATCACCGAAAGGATTGTTATGGGTAACCAAACAGGTAGGATTAGGATTATCAAATCCGAAAGTAGAAACAGGCGTCCCAATACCGCTAGGTCAGACAAGAATACAATCAGGAATAACAAGTTTACTATCAGTACCTACTACGGCATTTGGAGTACATTTTACTAGACACGGATTACCGTTTTTAAATGAAGAAGCAAGTTACGGTAATGTACAAACAAACAAAGAATCGGCGTATAATCTCGGAGCCAAAACAGCAAATAGATTAGTACAATTACGTCAAGAGTTAATTAAAACGCCTATAACTAATAAAACTAATGGCTTACCGATTGCATCATTATCTTATTTCGGAGGACCTAATTCAGCGTATGGTATAGGATTCACCAATATAAGACGTTCAGTAAACACCAATTCGGATACGGTAGAACAATTATATCATCGCAATAACTCTTATGTCAGTATACTTAAAGGATTAAATTCTAGTATTAGTACTTTTGATACTAATAGAGATGTTATACTCGTTGATGATGCTAGCAACTCATTAAAAACGGTAGCTACGGATTATAATGCTATAAGTACATCTTTTATACCGGTTAGTACGCCAATTGGTACATATAATAAACCAAATCCGTTTAAACGACAACCTGATATTGATAGAAAGACTCCGACGACACCGACTATTGACGCTGCCGATTACGGTTCGGGAGATATTAGAAATTATCAAACATTAGCGTATGGTAAATTAATACGGTCTAATATACCATTCCAGGACTTTAGAAAAGATATCGGTAATTCTTCTACCAATAAGTCATATTTAGGTGATACGGTTAATTCCAATTATACAGCCAATAATTTGGAAAAACGAGGGTGGGGAACACATGGTGAGTTAGGTGCGGAAAAAAGTGATTATACAAAAGATTCTGGTAGAGGTGATAAAGTCAATAAACTAGATTTTTTACCTAATCAGGATTTAGATGAACTGATAGCTAAAGGAAATTATACAGGTTTAGATGCTGGAGTCCGTGGAGATATAAAAGACTTTATAGCATTTTATTTTGCAGGTCCGAGACATCACGAAGATACGTCGGACAATGTAATGATATTCCGTGCAAATATACAAGGATTTACAGATTCATTTTCACCTGAATGGAATCCTATAAACATAATGGGCCGGGCCGATAAAGCATATATCTATACAGGTTTCGAAAGAAGCGTATCATTTACATTTACTGCAGCAGCCACTAGTAGAGAGGAAATGAAACCGATGTGGAGAAAATTAAATTATCTAGCTACTTATACGATGCCTGATTACAATACCGGGGGTAGATTATTGGGACCGTTTATGCGAATGACTATAGGTAATTTGTTTCAAAACACTCCCGGATTTCTTGAATCATTTTCCATATCTATACCTGATGAAGCCACCTGGGAATTAGGAGACGATAATGGTATGTTGCAATTACCAATGATGGCTGAGGTGTCTGTTACGTTTAAAGTACTAGCCGATTACAGACCACAAAAATTAGGTAGAGCGTATTCATTGTCTAAATTAGGAAAGCACGGTAATGATAATAATTGGTTATCAACTAATAGTTCGTTACCGACTACGATTGATAGTGACAAAACGCAGACAGGCGATAAAGAATTAGCAACTGATAAAACTCCGGCAGATTCGAGAAAAGACACTACAACTGAATCTGCCCCCGCGAGTCCTTAGGTAATTAACCAACAAACAAATAATTTGATATGGAAAGATATAGCATAGCTAATATATTGAAAACAGAAACCGGTAAACGATATTATAGCACCACATTACCACCGACTGTAGAAAGAACGGATACTGACATTTACATTATAACGGTAATAGGCGACAGATTGGATTTGATTGCATTTGACTATTATGGTGATGCAACAAAATGGTGGGCAATAGCATCTGCAAATCCTAATGCATTTACGTATAATGGGTCATTAGCAGTAGAGCCGGGAATACAACTTCGAGTACCATTATCAGCAAACAATGTGGAAGAAGCATATACAAATCAAAACGCAAATAGATAAAGTTACATAATTATTGATATGGCACATAATTACACAGTAAATAACAATCCATTTTACAATGAAGTAGACCCCGGAGTCCGTGGAGAAATAAGCCATCGTTCAGGAATTTACTCAGCACGTGCACGCGGTACATCTGATAGTAACTATATACATTCATGGTTATTTAGAAAATCAGCATACGTTAAAATAGTATATAATGGTAATGTGATATTGGAACCACCAACGCGTGGATTTGATGACATGTATAAAAATGGTTTGTATCCACCCGCAGTAGTAAACGGTGTTACTATATCAAATGAAGGCGATTTCGGGTCATTATTAAAAGCAGAAATACGGTTTAGTGTGTTTACGTTAGGTCAATTAACTAGTTTTACAAACAGTTTATTGAGTGTAAAAGCCGACCGGGATAACAATCCAATACCAGTAACCATAAGATATGGATGGACATTAGGTTCAGACGGACCTGCAGAAGAATTTTACGGGTTTGTAGTTAATTACAGTTGGTCTCTACGTGCAGACGGTGGATTTGACTGTGTTAGTAATTTGGTGGGTGAAGGATTTGCTAGTGTGTTTACTAAAGCCGATGCAACGTCACCGGGAACGCCGGACAAAAATACATCAGGTAATGAAACCGTTTCACCAGCAAACTGGATTCGAGCGCTACATATGTATGATTATAAAGAAACGGGTCCTTTGAGTAGCGTAACACTGACAAACAAAGTTACAATATCAGTAACAGGTCCGGGGTTTATAAAGCTAGAATTGAAGGTAGACGAAGATGGTACGCTCGATCCGGTTGATGCACAAACTACACCGGTATCAAAACAAATAAAATACGTAACCTTGGAATTTATTTGTGCGGCTGTGAACGCGACATTGAAATCCAATTCAAAGAATTTTGATAATCATGAGTATATTTGTGACGGTACCGTATCAAATGGTTGGTTATACGAAGAACTCGTATCGTCAGATCCTAAATCCATATTATTTCCCGGGTTTTCTAAATACGGCGACAAAGATTTACTAGAAGGCGTTACTGGATTAACGATGAAAGCAGGTAAAGTAGTTGATTTGAGTAAAATACTTGTAAGTACTGATTTCTTGAATGAATTGTTAACAAAAATGAAAGAAACCAAAACGGCTACTACAAATTTTAAAGACGTTGATGTAACAGTAGCAAATTTGTTTAAAAATATATTTGAAAAAATTGATAAATGTAGTGGAGGATTGTACAAATTAACATTGACTAATCCGCAGACAAAAGAACGTGCAAAAAATGATTTAAACAAATGGCTAATTTTAGATACATTGTATGTACCCGGTACGCAGACAATATGTACTATACCCGTTATAGCTTCATCAGGTAAAGGATATTCAGGAATTGCTAGAAGTGTTTCTATGACATCTAAATTACCGGGTGCTATGGCGACTGCACAATTTGTATCAGCCGCCTCCACGTTGACCGGAGCAAGTCCCGCAATAATTGGAGTACAAACAAATACAACGGTGCCTGATGATATAACTTTAAGCGAGGTTGAGACTCAATTACAAGACAACGCGAAAGCTGCGTTGACAAACGGGTTTACTACTGATGATATTGCAAATATAGAGGCATCATTAAACAAATATAAAATAGCCGTGGCGCCCGATAATAAATCCGATTGGCGCAAAGGATTTCCAATACCAATTGAATTATCCGTAACATTGGATGGCATAAAAGGATTTAGATTTGGTAATACAATAAAAATAGACTATTTACCCGAGGGATATGAAAATGTAGTATTCACGGTAACAAAAATAGTACATGTAATTGAAAACAATGATTGGACTACACAATTAAGTACAGTATGTAGAACTAAGGTATAATATGAAAAGACTAAAATTATATTATCCGGAAAATCAAATCGTTCGCAATTTATATACGAGTGGCAAACAATTCATGCTTGAAACGGGTATCGAATACATAGGATTCTACCACAAATATTCTACAGGTGAAGTATATACCGAAAGCGGCTGGAATGAATTTCAATCTAAAAAACTCATACCATATAGAGATTCATATACTATAGAAAACAATTCAGTGTATAGAAACTTGACTAAAACTCCTGTAGATAAATTTGTTGCTCCTATTTATTATTTTCCTATATTAAAAGAAAGCGATTACGTTAATGGATTTGTTACTAGATATTTCGTGCGCCGTAACAACGTGTCTACCGATGCATTTGCTATTATAGAAATAAATGAATCACAATATTCTAAAATTACAACAGTCGGTAATGGTGTTAATGGTAATTTGTATACCGGCATTGAAATACCATGGAAATTAACCGGGCCTAAAAACGATGTAATTACAGATGGTATTAAAACCGAATCAGGTGTAGAAGACACAAACGAACGTATTGTAACAGTCAATAATGTGAAAATGCCAGGTTTACTGTTATACGTTAATGATTTTATAGAATTATCCATATACTCACCCGTAACTCCAAAGTCAATAAAAGATAAGTTTTTGGTAATGTAAGTTTTATTTCTTATATTAACCAAGAATATTATGAAAATTATTGAACTACAATCTGATTACGATAAATTTTTATCGGAGAATTACATGTATGATTGGTTGTTAGTACCTACATATTCGAATGGTAGTTATCCGGTACACATCGATACCCTATCAGTATTGTACGTGTATGTGTTTTTAAAAGATGAAGAATATATGATTGCATTCAATCATACTGAAGCATCCAATATACCTCAAGAAAATGTAGACAGATTACCTAAAACAAATAGACTGTATGTACATAATAAGACACGGTTTCTTTCCGTAAACCAAAATGACAATTTAATTGATATTGATTTAGCCAAATATTTTGAAACGAATAGTGCATTTGAAGACGATTATGATACTCCCGCACACAATTGGTTTACGCAGAATTTTAGATATTACAAAAATTTAAACACTATCATACCCATATTAAAACACTATGAACGTGGAACCAATATACGTAATTCATTTTTAGAATATTATACTCACGATGTTAAAGAACACGATGCTTTTATTAGATACAATGATTATTTTACTAGAAATTTCCACGCGATAGCAAAAAACGGATTACATGTAAACCCAGAAGTATTTCGTAAATATTTTTTAGACACTTCTTGTTATAATGGATACACGTATTCGGAGTATAACATTTACACGTCAACGGGCCGGCCGAGTAATAGATTTAACGGTATAAATTTTGCAGCATTAAATAAAGACAATGGATGTCGTGCTTCGTTTACTAGTAGATTTGGTGAAGGCGGATTTCTAATAAATTTTGACTTTGATGGCTATCATATACGATTATTATCGCAGTTAGTAAATTATGATTTTCCAATTGATGAATCAGTACATCACCATTTAGGCCAGTATTATTTTAACAAACAACAATTATCTGACTCTGAATATGAGGAATCTAAAAAAATTAGTTTTCGATTGTTGTATGGCGGTATAACAAAAGAATATTTGCATATTGACTTTTACAAAAGAATTTACGATTTAACGCAGTTACTATGGAAATCGTATAATGAAATGAGTTACATAGAAACTCCATTATTCAATAGAAAATTGTATAAGAATTTTTTCAAAGACATGAACGCTAGTAAGTTGTTAAATTACTTGTTGCAAAGTTTTGAGACTGAAAGAAATTGTCTTGTATTAGACAAATTGAATAAAAAACAAATGAAATCTAAAATTATATTGTATACGTATGATTCTTTTTTGATAGATTTTAATAAAGAAGATGGTGCTGAAACTATAACATATATTAAAGAAGAAATGGAAAGTGGTAAATTTCCGGTAAAAATAGAAATCGGATACGATTATCAGAACATGATTCCTACCAAAATAGGATAGTTTCAAGAAATGATATCATATTTATATATGATAATCATTAAGCATTGTATCAGTTACTAGCCATATTTACACCGGAAACATTTTTGGATGAAACCATTCAAAAAATCACGTCAACATATACTATTTGTTTTGGTAAAATTTTTGTATTATCAATAGACGGTAAAGAAGACTTGTTGTGCACGTTCAATATTGAAAAGTTGCCTACAAATGAAATAATGAACGGAGCTATTTTATTGCACAGAAAAAAAGACACTAACACATTGTATACTATTAATAGTTTAAATTACATTATTAAAAGTGAAAATAACAATGTATTGGATACAACTCACCAAATTAATTGGTCCGAATACAAAAATAGTTTGATTTTAACGGTTGGTGGTCAATTGAAATTGTATCCTACATCTATATACACCGTTATTAGTTTATAAATCAAAACAAAATTTGTAAAAATATTTTATTGTAAATTTGGAATTTGCGATAATTATTATTATATTAACCATAATTAGTTATTTAGTTAGGTATATTCTAGACAGTACTCATTAACTACTAATTGACAATTACATTATTAACAATTAAAAATTAAACAAAATGGCAATCAACATTGATGCGATCAAAAACAAGTTACAGGCACTTCAGACAAAAACCTCTAAACAAGAAAATCTTTGGAAACCCGCTCCCGGCGTACACCAAATAAGAATTGTTCCATACGTTCACAATCGTGAAAATCCTTTTTTGGAACTTTACTTTCATTACAATTTCTCAGGAAAAACAATTTTATCACCTATTAGTTTCGGTAAAGCCGACCCTATTGTAGAATTTGCTGAAAAGTTAAAGTCTACAGGTAATAAAGATGATTGGAAAATGGGAAGAAGTTTGGAACCTAAAATGCGTTGTTATGTTCCTATTTTAATTAGAGGAAAAGAATCAGAAGGTATTAAATTTTGGGGATTCGGTAAAAACGTGTACCAAGAAATTTTAGGATTTATAACAGATGCTGATTACGGTGATATTACAGATCCTATGAACGGACGTGACATTGCAGTCGAGTTCAAATCAAAAGAACAAACAGGTAAAGATTTTCCGGAGACGTCTATCAGAGTAAAACCTAATGTTACTGTTATGACAGACAGCAAAGAAGTTCTTGAAATGATTAAAAATCAACCTAAAATCACCGAGTTATTTAAGGAATATACTTACGATGAAATCGAAGTTATTTTACAAAATTGGTTGACTCCATCGGATGACAAAGCTACTGAACCTGAAAACACTGAAAAAGCAGGTAAACAAGCAGCTATGAAATCTGAAACCACTTCTGCTAATAAAGTAGAAGATGTAGCATCAGCATTTGATGCATTATTCGCTAAAAAATAAATTGAAAAATTATGGCAAAAGTAAAGGACAAAGTATCCTTACAGGATGACCTTGCAGTTACCTTAGCTACTAATCTCAATAAGCAATTTAAGGCATCAGCTTTGAAAGTTGCTTATTTTCTAGAAGGCGACGCCGCTGATTCTCCGAGTGAGATTACAGGGTGGGTGCCGACAGGATGTACCGCATTGGACCTGGCCATTAGTAATAGACCTAATGGCGGGTTTCCGATGGGTAGAATTTGTGAGATTACAGGCTTGGAGGGTTCGGGAAAATCTTTATTAGCAGCACATGCACTCGCTAATACCCAAAAATTGGGAGGACAATCTGTATACATTGATACAGAAAGTGCAATTTCTACAGAATTTCTATCAGCAATCGGAGTCAATTTAAAGGAAATGTTATACGTTCCTTTGGAAACTGTTGAAGACATATTTGAAGCTATCGAAGGAATTATTGAATCCGTTAGAACTACAAGTAAAAATAAACCTGTAACAATTGTAGTAGATTCAGTAGCCGGCGCCAGTACTAAAACTGAAATGGCTGCTGAATGGGACAAGGACGGGTATAACACTTCAAAAGCAATTATTTTATCAAAAGCAATGCGAAAGGTTACCAATTTGATTGCTCGTGAAAAAATATTATTGATTTTTACCAATCAATTACGTTCTAGAATGAACGCACCTGCATTTTCTGACCCATGGACAACTAGCGGCGGCAAGGCAATTGCATTTCACTCAAGTGTTCGATTACGATTATCACCTGCAGGAATGATTAAAGCTGATGTGTTTGGTAATGGCGGAAAAGAAGTTGTAGGAATTCAAACTATTGCGAAAGTAGTGAAAAACCGTATGGGTCCACCATTACGAACCGTTGAATATCCTATATACTTTGATAGAGGTATAGACGATGATTTCAGTTTATTAGATATGCTGAAAAAATTAGAAATCGTTAACGGTTCAGCAGGTAATTATAAATACGTTGATACTGAATCTGGTGAAGTTCTTGCATTTAAAACCAAAGATTTTCGCAAAACATTGTTAACGGATAAAAAAATTAAAGATCAGGTATATGAAGCATTATGTACAAAGTATGTATTGAAATACAAAGACCATGATGTGGAATTGACTGATGAAATTTTAATTGATGCTAACCTAGATGGTATCGGATCATGAAAGATTATGTAAAATTATTACGAGAATTACGAGACAAACCGGCCGTCGACTCGGCACCAGATGATAGGGTGCTTATAGTCGACGGCCTTTAGCTCAACTCATTTATACGAGTTTTCAGTGCAGTACCCGTTTGCAATGATGATGGTGAACATATAGGTGGTATTACAGGATTTTTAAAATCTATAGCATTTGTCATACGAAGTGTACAACCAACTCGTATAGTTATAGTATTTGACGGTAAAGGTGGTTCTGTAAGACGTCGTGATTTATACGCTGATTACAAAGCCGGTAGAAAAATCAATACCAAATTCAATAGGCCAGATCATTTAGAAATAGATGTGGACCAGGAAGTGAAAAATATGCGTAATCAATTGATAAGATTGGTTGAATATTTAGAAAATTTACCTGTTACTATTTTGTCTATAGATAATGTGGAAGCTGATGATGTAATAGCTTATATGACTACCAACGTGTTCAATAATTCTCAGCGAGTAACCATAATGTCAGACGACAAAGACTTTTTGCAATTGGTTAATAGCAATGTATCAGTATGGCGTCCGGTAGTTAAAACCGCATATACTGAAGAAGTTGTGTTGGAAAAGCTCGGCGTACCTGCATACAATTATTTGCTACTTAAATTGTTTTTAGGTGACCCGTCTGACAATATTAAAGGTGTATCAAGGGTAGGTTTGAAGACATTATTAAAGTACGTACCTGAAATACGAGATACTCACATAACTCTAGATGATGTATTACAAATTTGTAACGATCGATTAACTGCTACGAGCGCTTCGTTTTATCAAACTGTATTGGACAACGAATCAGTGCTTCGATTAAATTATCAATTGATGCAATTAAGTGATGCTGATATACCAGGTAATGTTAAAAGTATAGTTCGAAACATAATTAATGAACAACCTATACCTACAACAAACCGGTTTCAGTTTAAACGATTGTTAATGGAAGATAAGGCGTACACAGCATTTAAAGACCCTGACGGGTGGCTGCTAAGCAGCTTTAACCAATTGTCCGGTTTTGCGACAATGAAAAACGAAAATAAAAATACATGATTCTTTGGGTCATGTATTTTTTTTCTTTATATTTAAACTATGAGTGATAAATTAGCCGTATACGGAACTTCATTTCAAATAAAAATTATAGCTGCATTGTTATCCGATAAATTGTATTTACAACAAATATCGGATATTATATCTCCTGAATTTTTTGAATCGGAAGCAAACAATTGGATAGTAGATACTATTTTAGTGTATTATAAGGAATATAAGGTACCGCCCACATTAGACGTGTTTAAAACAAAGGCTCTAGAAATTACTAGAGATGTTATGAAAATGTCTATTGTTGAAGCTTTACGTGAAGTCATGAAATATACAGATTCAGAAGATTTGTCTTATATTAAAGATGAAACTTTGAAATTTTGTAAAAATCAATGTATTAAACGTGCCATATTAGATTCTGTAGACGCACTAAAAAAGGGTGATTATGATGCAATTAAGTTGAAAATTGACAATGCAATGAAAGCCGGTGAACCAGTACCGGAGGGTTATGATTACGTTGGTAGTGTAGAAACTCGATATCAAGAAGCATCTCGTGATACTATTCCAACTCCATGGCCTGTCGTGAATGATATAGCCGGTGGTGGATTTGCCAAAGGAGAATTAGTGATAGTAGTAGCAGGGCCGGGTGCTGGTAAGTCAACAATGTTAATGAATTTAGGTGCACAGGCATTGCGTTCAGGTAAAACGGTAGTATATTATACGTTGGAATTGTATGAAAATTACATATCACAACGATATGATGCTATTATAACCGGTATGGCTACCCAAAATTTAAAGTATCACGTTGAAGACATTAAACGTGAATTGGAAAAACTACCAGGTAAATTGATTCCGCAATATTATCCAACAAAGACTGCATCATGTAACACATTGCGAGCACATTTGAACAGACTTATATTGAACGGTGAAAAACCTGATATTGTTATAGTAGACTATGCTGATTTGTTAAAAACTTCGGGTAAAGGTAAAGATTCACATCATTTAGATTTGGAAAACATATACGAAGACTTACGCGGGTTAGCCGGTGAATTTGCAGTACCAGTATACACTGCTAGTCAAGCAGGTCGAGTTGCTGCAGACAGTGAAATTGTAACCGGGGAACAAGTAGCCGGAGCATACGCAAAAATTATGATAGGCGACTTTGTTATTTCATTATCAAGAAAAGTGACTGATAAAATATCAGGTACAGGTAGATTTTACATTATTAAAAACAGATTTGGTCCGGATGGTCTAACACTACCGTCTAAAATTGATATGTCTTGCGGTCGAATGCAAATATTCGAAGAAACCTCAGTACAGGGTACTGAAACCAAAAAGACAATGCAAAGTAGTGATGATGTGCTACGAAAAACTTTAGCAACAAAATTTAAAGAAATAAACGGTGGAGGGTTAGGATGATGATATTTATTATCGCCCACACTATTACAATAATAAAACAAACATCGAATTATGCAAAAAGGAAAGAAGTTTCTAAGTGACCTTAAACTGTACTCAGATTATTTTAAATGGATAGACTCTGAAAATAGATATGAACATTGGCCCGATGCCGTAACAAGTATCGTTGATGGTCATAGAAAAAAATACTCACATTTGTCTATTGAACCGTATTTACTATCGGCTCAAGAATCATTAAATGAACAGCTTGTATTGGCATCACAAAGAAATTTACAATACAGACATAACCAAATAATGAAACACAATATGCGTATGTACAATTGTACCACTGCTCATATATGTAGAAACCGAGTATTTCAAGAAATTTTTTACGTTACATTATGTGGTTCCGGATTTGGTGGTTCCTTATTGTTACCATTCGTAGCGGGTATATCTAAAATTCAAAAAAGAACTTTTGGTACAAAAACATTTGTAGTACCTGATAGTATAGAAGGATGGGCTGATGCACTCGGCGTATTAATGAGTTCTTATTTTGTTGACAACCAACCATTTCCTGAATATGCAGGATATGAAATTAAATTTGATTACTCCAATATCAGAGAACGCGGTTCATTTATTTCGGGAGGATTTAAAGCACCGGGCCCGGATGGATTGAAACAGTCATTGGAGCGAATAGAAACACTTATTGAAAAATGGATTACAACAGAAGGTAATACAATAAGACCTATATTAGCATTTGATATTATATGTCACGCAGCTGACGCTGTATTATCAGGAGGTGTTAGACGTTCTGCATTGTCTATGATAGTAGACCCTAATGACCATGAAATGATTAACGCTAAAATAGGTAATTGGCGCACGGAAAATCCACAAAGAGCTAGAAGTAACAACTCAGTACTATTACTAAGAAATTCAGTCGTTAAAGACCAATTCGATCATATCGTTAATTTGAATGAAGGCGATAATGATATTGGATTTGTATTTGCTAACAGCTGGTTTGATGTGTTTAATCCTTGTTTTGAAATCGGATTTACACCGGTATTAACAGATACAGATTTAGTTAAAATTGACTATGATTTTATTTTTGATTTTGTAACTCTCAATCAAAACCAATTTGGTATACAAGGATGTAATTTGACTGAAATTAATGCAGAAAAATGTACTACGAAAAAAGCATTTTTGCGTGCATGTAAAGATGCAACTATTTTAGGTACATTACAAGCCGGGTACACGAATTTTCCATATTTAGGTAGTACGACAGAACAATTGTTTCAACGCGAAGCACTATTAGGTGTATCAATTACAGGTTGGATGAATAACCCAGCATTGTTTAATGAATCGCTATTAGCAGAAGGCGTGTCAATTGTTTTAAACACCAATAAAGAATTGGCTGAGGTATTAGGTATCAACCAAGCTGCAAGAACTACGTGTGTTAAACCATCGGGAAATGCCGCGGTAGTATTAGGTACAGCATCGGGAGCTCACCCTGACCATGCAATCAAATTGTTTAGAATTATGCAATTAAACAAGGACGCTGATTCAGCAAAGTGGTTAATGGAAAATATGCCATTTTTAATTGAAGAAAGTGTTTGGTCAGCAAGCAATTCAGATTACGTTGTTTTTGTGCCTATCGAAAACCCTACTAATGGCTTGTATAAAAAAGACATGAAAGGTGTTGTACATTTAGATAAAATCAAATTTATTCAACAAAATTGGGTAGTACCGGGTACAGTTAAAGAATTAGGTATTTCATCTGATATCAATCATAATACATCATGTACTGTTATTTTGGATGATAAAAATGCTGTAGTCGATTACATATGGAACAATAGAGAATTGTTTACTGCAGTGTCGTTTATATCTGATTATGGTGATAAAGATTTCAATCAAGCACCGTTTACTTCAGTATTAACTTTAGATGAAATTATTGCTGAATATGGCGATGGTGCATTATTTGCGTCCGGGTTAATTGTAGACGGTTTACATTATTTCAATGACAATTTATGGGCCGCTTGCGACAGTGTAATCAATAAAAATATACCATTAACGGGTAACAGAGAGCAGGTACTATTGAAAAAATATTGGGTAGATAGAGCCAAACGATTTGCTAAAAACTATTTTAAAGGCGATTTAAAGAAAATGGTTTACTGTTTGAAAGACGTACATTTATTGCACAAATGGCATAGCATAAATAAACAGTTTAAAGAAGTTGATTTTACTAAAGTACTACCGACTCCTACTTATAAAGACATAAGCAATTTTGCGGCAATGAGTTGTTCAGGCGGCAGTTGTGAAATCACGTATATCTAGATAAATTACGTATTCAGCTATATTTATTATAGCTGAATACCCATATATGAACTACCCTGTACGAGGATATTATCACCCAGAAAGTGCATTTGCTACCATTAAAGAATGGCAAAGTGTTGCTAACGAGTTTATCGCATTACAAAAAATTGGAATTGATACACGAGGTGGTACTATACCTGATAATCCAAATTTAGTGGCATTAATCAATAAATGGTTTGGTTATCAATTATATGTAGAAACACAACGATATGATGGACTTAAACAACGTGAAGTGTTAAATTTCATAGAAGATTTTGTTAATCATAGAGTATGGGGATTGAAGCAAGAATTTGGCGAGTACCTGCATCATCCAAATGATAACGGGTCTTTTATAGATTCAGTGAAAATAGCATTCTTTTATTCTAGAGGAGCTTTGGAACCATATGTATTGTTAGATGAAACGTTTACCAATGCCGTTTACGGTACCACTACACGAGAAGTAAATACGTTGCATTGGACTACCAAACAAGGATTTATCAATATTGCAGACTCAATAAGTTCAGGTCATGAATATGCATTGTCTACATTTACCAAACAATGGAAACCATTTTTCCGACCTGAAAGTAATTATTTACTCAAATTGAGAGGATATCTAGTAGCAGCATTTAAGTCAGATGTGAAATCCATAGTAACTGACCGCGGTAACCGAGCCGCAAATATGTTTAGATTATCGTATCCGGGAAAAGGTGATAATTTATGTTACGGCGATAAAACTACAGATGATACGGGTACGTATTTATGGAATGAGATTATCATTAAGCCCCTAAAAGTGTTAGGGTATAAAAAGATACACAAATATTGAATTAGGTTATAAAATGAGCTCTAAATTAGATTTACACGGTGTTAAACACTTTGATGTAGAGGACACTGTATTGGATTGGATTCACTTCCAAAAACTGCCAGCTATTATAGTTACAGGTAATAGTGAGCCGATGAAAAATATTGTAAAAAATATTTTAAGTCTCAATAAATATTCTTATATTGTCGGTGACAATATTAATAACGGTTATATAAAAGTTACACAACATGAAAGTCAATTTTACAAAACTTAACAACAATGCGGTAGTTCCGCAGTATGCAAAACCAGGTGATGCCGGTTTAGATTTAGTGGCGATTAGCAAAGTCGAACACGGTGATTTAATTGAGTATGGTACTGGTATAGCAGTAGAAATACCAGAAGGGTTTGTCGGACTATTGTTTCCTAGAAGTAGTATTAAAAACTATGAAATTAGTTTAACCAATCACGTCGGGGTAATCGACTCAGGATACAGAGGCGAAATCAAAGCATTTTTTAGGAAACAAAAAACTCCTATTTGCAAACACTACGAGGTATTAGATAAAATTGTGCAACTAGTTGTAATACCTTACCCACAAATTGAGTTACAAGAAGTATCGGAGCTATCTAGTACTGAAAGAGGAACTGGTGGATTTGGTAGTACGGGCAAATAAATTATAAATGTTATATATTTATTTAAGAAAAAAACTCTATTATGATACTCCCACAATCGACCGTACAGAATGTGATTTCAGAACAATCCAAAATCTTATTACCAAAAACGCTTCCGCAAGAATTAGTAGACCGCATCAATAGCGCATTAGCAGAAGAATACACCGCACATTATTTCTACCGTGCAGCTGCTAACTGGTGTCAAGGAGTTGCATATGTTAAAGCCGCGGCATTCTTTGAAGCAGAAGCTAGCACAGAATTGGAGCACGCTGCAAAACTTCAAAAATATTTAGTGGATTGGAATTGTACACCGCAACTACCTACAGTTAAATTTTCTGGAGAATTTGCCAGTTTAATAGACATAGTGAATAAAGCGTATGCTATTGAATACAAGTTAGGCGATAAGTACAATGAAATGTCAGCTGAAATTTTTGCAAAGCATTTACCTACATTTGATTTTTTACAAGAATTTAGAACAATTCAAACAGAATCTATTGCAGAATATTCAGACAAATTGAATGCTGCTCAATTAATTGATGTAAGTAACAAATTAGATTTGCTACATTATGAAGAAAGATACTTCTAATTTTATAGATTTAGATATTGTATTTTCAAATAACAATTTACACGTAAATGATATAATTGAAAATAAAGTACCTGATGAAGTTGCGGCGCGTATTGATTTAGTAAATGTATACGGAGTTGCACAAAAGGCTGTTGATAGTATGACTACTGATATGGTATTGTTGGAATACAATAACAAACGTAACTTACAAAATACGGTAGTTGATACAAATATCGATATAGATACCATACTAAGAGAATGGTCTTGGAGATGCGATAAAGGATATCCAGATTTCAATAACATTTCTGATAGAATAAGATTACAAGAAGTTCTAGATGAATTGAATATACCACTGCCGTTCGATAAAATATCAGAAGCACCCGTATCTCCATTATCTAAAAAGGCGCCATCAAATATCGAAGGATCGAATACACCGGAATTGAAAGAAGGATTGGTTATTTATTTTAGTACTCAAAAACCTAAGGATATTGATGCAGCAATAAACAAATGTTCAGATCCGAATAATACTGATGTCTTAAAATTTTCTACTGATATAGATAATAAATTTTATGGAATCAAATCTAGTTCATTAGTATCTAAAGCTATATCATTATTAAATACGTCTAATATTTCAGCTAACAATGCAAAATTATTTTTAAATGCATTATCTATCGCCAAAAAAATTCAAGCTGAATTCGGTATATTGTCACCTGATAAGATAGATAGAGGCGATTATATGTATACCAAAATTAGAGCGCACGCTGTAAAGCTGGTTAGCGAAATGGGACTGACTCCAGATGCCGATAAATGGTGCCCTGCTGACATCTACATATACAACAATGCCGGTGCCGCTAAACAGGCTCTACAATCAGATGATCTTAATATAGGAAAGACGTCATTAAATAGTATGTTTAACACGGAATTCAATTCAGCAGGTGGTATAGTCGGGATATCATTAAAAGAGGAAAAAGCCCAAGCTGGCAAGGCTAATTCATTTAAAAAGATATTAACAAAAGAAGAAAATTATCCGACTGCCACTGCACTCACTCCGGTACAAAAGTCGACTATGGAGTTGTTATACAATTTAAACATATTATCTAGTACTAAATCTAAAGATACGCCAAAATTAAAGATAGGATATGTATCGGAAGCGGCTAGAATTATAACGGCAAATAAAATACCAAACACGGATGCATTGCTTAAATCACTAACTAATACGCTACGACTTACATTTAAGGGTGACATGAAACGAGCGTTTGGTCAAAAAGGCGGGTTTAATAAAGATGCGACTCGAAAATCCTTTGCAGAACTAGGTATAAGTGATATTACATATGATAAAAATTTATTGTCCCTAATCGATACTCTAGAATCCAATCTTAAAAAGAACGCATTAGATACGTATAAGTCTTCTAGAAAATCATTTATTGATACATTAATTAGGCTAAACTTTAACGTACCGGCCAAGGCACCTGACGTTAATAAAATGAATTCAGAAACTTTATATAAAAAGTCTAGTTGTTATATGACTGCGGAGTATCTGTTATCAGGACTTAACTCAGAACAATTACAAATACCTGTTGCATATAAAAGTATAATTACACAGAAAAATGCGTTTGTGGCTTTAACGGCTTATGCAATCGGAATGGCAGGTATCTCACCGACATTCTTTAAATTAGTTGGTAGTAGTTCAGGTAAAGAGGCCCATTTAGAGCCATTTTATGGCGATGGTTTCTTAAATGTAGATGAAAATACCACTACTAAAATAGTTGATACAAGCGAATATAAAGGATTTTATGTAGAATTTATAGCTGCAGTATCAAAGAGTGCAAGTAAAAAATCTAAAGTAATGAGTAAGTATAAAGTAACTTTAGATTTTAGATTTGCAGGTGACCAATTGAATATTGAAGTATCCGATTTAAAGGAAGCATAATCAAACAACCATGAAACTAACAAAACTATTACCTAAAAGTATTCTTGTAGAACGATATATAACATTAATCAAACCTGAAGATAGAACACAGTATGTCGATCTTGTTTGGGATATGTTGCAACAAACGTATAAAAAATTAGGCGGGTTTAAATCAGCAAGAGATAAAGAAGACTTAATAGCAGATTCCAGTATATGGAAAATGGTTAGAAAGAATGGTAAAATTGTTGCTGTTTCTATATATAAAGACAAATTTGGTAGAAAATGTATAGCTTCTGCAACAGACGGTACTCCCGATGGTAAGGCGGCTTTATTGCAAATGTGGCTAGAAGACACCAAACAAAATAGAGCATGGGGTGAATTTTCCGGACCGAGTGAACATATCAAACTAAAACAAGGTATGAAACCTATACCAAACAAATACGTGGGTGATATACTAGGTAAAACCATATTAAATTTGAATCCAGATGGTTATCATTACACTCGTTTGATTGGTGGCGAACCGCACGAAAAAATATTGGCCGGTAGTATTGAAGGTTTTAATTTTGGATAATTCAATTATTTTTCTTATATTTAAGATATGGCAAAGATAATTTATATACACGGATTTCGGTCATCAGGTGATTCCGAAAAATCCAAACAATTAAAAGCAGCGTTTCCAAACCATACGGTAGTCGCACCCAATTTATCCGCAAATCCTAAACAGGCAATACAACAATTGCATAATATTATATCAACTGATATACAGCCTACAATTGTAGTAGGTACTTCATTAGGTGGTTTTTACGCAACGTATTTGGCGTGTATTTACGATGTACCCGCGTTCATTATTAATCCTTCATTGGAACCGCATATTTCCTTAAAGTCTAAAGTAGGTAAATACAAAAGGTTTGGTAGTGATGAAGATTATGATTTTGAAGGCCCGTACGTTGATGAATTGAAAGTGTTGTTTGATAAATTACATGCATCAGATAAAGACAGTAATAATTTACATTTTTACCTGTCTACTGATGATGATGTAATTAAATTCGACAAATTAGATACCTTATTTCCCAATAAGAGAGGAGTAAAAACTTTCGATAATGCAGGTCACAGATTTAGTAGATTTCCAGAAATATTTCCTGACATTCAGAACATATTAAATCAATTTAAAAAATAAACAAAAATAGTTATGATGCAATTAGCAAAACCCTTAGGTGATAGAATTCTATTAACCATTAACGATGCTCCGGAACAAAAAACTTCTGGAGGAATTATTATTCCTGATTCTGTAAGAACCGAAGACATTAAAACCGGCGAAATTGTGGCAGTCGGCGAAGGCTTATACACACAAAACGGTGTACGTATACCTATGACAGTAAGTGTGGGTGATACTGTCATGTATTCACCATATACCGGTACCGAAGTAACATTAAGCGGTGTAAAATACTTGCTGATGCGTGAATCTGAGGCACTTTTGGTGATAAATTAATTTACCAACTTTTATACATTACAAACTATTTATTAATATAAAACACGTATCATGAAGACTGTAAAAAAAGGGTCGGAGTACAAACGAGTTTCTGATAGCGAAGCTCACACATTGGTAACAATTAACAAATACAGTTACTGTTCAAAACAAGAATGGAAACAAAATGTTCGAGACATCAACAAATCATTGCCCGTACAACTAGGTGAAGCTACCACTGAACAACCGGTACCTAACTCAGATAAAAAACTGAAAACGGTAATTAAAAATACCAAGAAAAAGAAATAGTATTACAAAATCTTGGTATTGAATTACTATTTTTTTATATTTAGAAAAATTAAGTTATATGACACGGTACATATCTACAAAATTATTTGACAATTTTTCTGTAGCTTTACGGCAACATAAGGCATCACATTCGCATTGTGCTCTTTTGCACGGTTACGCTTTCAAATTTAAAGTATGGTTCGCATCCAATGAATCTGATATTGATAAACAATTGGATTCTATGAATTGGATTGTGGATTTTGGCGGATTCAAAGCAAAACCCGTAGGTAATGGGTTGCGAGAATGGTTAGACTATATGTTTGATCACACTACACTCATTGAAAAAGATGACCCATATCTAGATTTATTCCAGCAGATGGAACAAATGAACCTACTTCATTTACGAGTAATGGATACAATGGGTGCAGAATCAATGGCTAAATTGGTTTTTGATAAATTTAATGATGTGTTATCAAAAACAGACGCCGGAAGATGTAAGGTAATAAAAGTTGAATGTTTTGAAAATGATAAAAACTCATCTATTTACGAAGAATACGTTAATTAAATTGGAAAATTATGACAAAAATATTAAATGATAAGTTATTAATTAGTTCCGACTTCATGTCGGTCCAAGGCGAAGGAATCACAACCGGTATTCCTGCATACTTTGTTCGTTTAGGATTATGCAATCTTCAGTGTGGAATGTCTGCAAAGTTTCTAGCACAATTAAAAAAAGATAAAAACCTAGCCGATGGTGAAATTTTTAAAGGTGATTTGGAGTTAGAAGGTAAAGCCACTTGGACTTGCGACTCAACTTCACAATGGGCTTGGCGTGGCGAAGAAAAACCATTTCAATATTTGATTGATCAATGGAAAGACCAAGGCATATATGAAGACATTAAAAATGGTACTATCCATATTATTTGGACAGGTGGCGAACCTACCATGAAAAAACATCAAGAAGCGATTGAAAACTTCTTTAGCTATTGGGCTAATTTTGAAGATATAACAAATGTATACAGTGAGATAGAAACAAATGGCACTATTGAAATTAATGATGGGTTGTTTACTCAAATAATTAATCAAATCAATTGCTCGCCTAAATTAGAAAATTCCGGGCAAGCAAGAAATAAACGAATTGTTCCGGATGCTATCAAACGTATAATGGAACATTCAAACTATCAATTTAAGTTTGTTATTAGTACTGAAGAAGATATAAAGGAAATCTTTAGAGACTTTGTTGAACCTTTCAACATACCATTGAAAAATGTTGTATGTATGCCCGGATTAGACTCACAGGCTGATTTTCACGAAAGAACTCAATTTTGTTTAGAAATGGCTAAAAAGTATAAATTTAGAGGAATGACACGTCTCCACATTTCTGCATGGGACAAGACGTTGAACGTTTAATATCAACACATAATGAAAAGAAAACGAATAGTATGCTTTGATTTCGAGACTACAGGTCTTGATTTCATTAAAGATCAGCCTATACAATATGCTGCACACTCTGTCGAATCTGATGGTACTTTACGAACTATTTCGGGGTTCGTAACATATGACGGCAAGTTATCAGAAACGGTTAAGACACTTACTGATATAGATGACAGTATTTTACGAATGCACGGCGAACCGTATGAGGTTGCTATGGAACGATTAATACAATTTATTGGTATCAACAAAAACACTCCTGAAGACGATGTTATATTGGTCGGCCATAATATGTTGAATTTCGATATACATTTTCTTGATATGGCGTGTGCTAAGCTCGGATATGATTGTATTAACCCAAAGTATTATTGGGACACTGCTGGGTGCTATAAAGCTCATAAACTCAGCCTAGTGAAGTCTAATAAAGAGACTGCTGCTGAATATCATAAACGTGCACTAGACACATATAAACCGGGTTTAAAATTTAAACTACCAGTTGTTTGCGAATCATATAATATACCTTTCAAAGAAACTCACCGAGCGGATGATGATGTGGATGCGACGTTAAAAGTTTTTCTGCAACAAGCAAAAGAATTTAACAATCATTTCTTGGAATTGTTAAATTAATTTACTATATTAAATAATAAATAAAATAAACATGATTTATCCTAAAGTACAATATTATCCGAGTTTTAGTACCGGAGAGTTTGCTAACGATTGTAAACAAAATAAACTTTTAGGCGGTAAGCTTACTCCTAGATTTTACTCTGATGAATTTCCAGTAGAACATCAGCACAAACTATTCCTACTAACTGCGGGCCATTTGTATAAGAAAATGGATATACGAAAACAAATGGGTTTAGAAAACGCATTTGTAATGGGTGATTCGGGAGGATATCAAATTGCTATGGGTGCTATTAAATGGGACCAAAGTGTGCGCCAACAAATATTTGAATGGTTAGAAGCCAATTCTGACTTGGCTATGAACATTGATATTCCGCCATACGGTGATATGGCAGGAAAATTTGATGAATGTTTAACAATTAGTTATGATAATTTTAAATATTTTGAAAAAAACCAAACTGGTAAAACCAAATTTTTAAATGTATTACAAGGAAACAACTTTCAGCAACGCATTAAGTGGTATGATAAAGTAAAAGATTTTGAATTTAAAGGTTGGTCTTGCGGAGGATGTAGATTGCCATATAGACTTGCTGCCAATATCACGGCACTAGTTGAAGGCAAAGAACATTTTAAGTCAAACAACGAATACCTTCACATATTAGGTACAAGCAAAATATCAGACTTTTTCTTTTTATATCAAATACAAAAGTCGTTGGTTGAAGTAGGTTCTAAAATGCAAGTAACTACTGATTCTAGTTCTCCTAGTCGTTCTGTAGCATTTGGTTTGTATTATATCGGAGCAAATCTTAATATTGATTCATTCAAATCATTACACATACCTAAAGCTAATTCTACAAACAAATCATTTGTACCGCCAGATTGTATCAACACCATATTGCCACATCAATATGATATGCCAATGCCAGCATCCACTGAATTTGATAAGTTAATTGCAGGTATGTATACATATGGTGACTGTGTAAACAATGTCAATGACAGTACAATGTTTATGACATTACACAATTTCATGGTGTTTCAAGACGTACAAAAAACTATTTCTGACTTTGTTTATCACCACGATTATTTACTAGAACAAGTAACTTCTAAAGAAACTTTTCGAGTAATGAGAATATTAGATGAAATTATTAAAAGTGATAATCCAAGAAAAGTATTGTTACAAAATGAATCATATCTTGTAGGATTGTCAACCGTAATTAATGCTTCTACAGTAAAGGAGCATAGTATATCAGATTTTTTTGACGTTAAAAATAAATAAATAATGAGTAAATTATTACCTAGAGCGAATCAATCAATTGAACTTTCCAAAGAAGAAATTTTAAATATGATTGACCAAGCCGCTGCGGCCTATGCCAAATTTATGGATGCTTTGAAAATTGATTGGAAAAATGATCCGCATAGTGAGGATACACCGAGACGAGTTGCAAAGTCCTTTGTTAATGATTTGATAACGGGTTGTTATACTGCACCGCCTAATATTACTGCATTTGAAAATACTGACAATTATGATGGTATAGTATTTCAAGGCGATGTTGATGTTAAATCAATTTGTTCACATCATCACTTGGCTTTCATCGGTAAGGCTCATGTAGCATATATTCCAGGTTCTGATGGTAAAGTTATCGGTTTAAGTAAATTGAATCGAATTGTAGAATGGTTTGCAAGAAGACCGCAGGTTCAGGAAAATTTAACTATGCAAATTCACGATTACATTAACAAGCAATGTGTAGGTAATAAAGGTGTAGCAGTAATGATTGAAGCTAAACATATGTGTGCGTCTTGTAGAGGTGTAAGACATGATTCCACAATGATGACATCTAAACTATCAGGTGCATTTGAACAAAATGATGCGACTCGTAATGAATTTTATAAGTTTATTGAAAAATTGAAATAATATGAAATTATTAGTAGTAGGTTTAGGTATCGGAGAATTGTATGTAAACGCGGCCAACCATTTAGAATGGGAAGTAGAAACGGTAGACATCAATCCTGATAAAGGTGCGACATATACTCAAATTCCAACAGATAAAGAATATGATTTGGGTATTGTATGTACGCCTAATTATTTACATAAGGAAACATTAGATAACTTGTTGCCTATATGTAAACAGGTGTTGGTAGAAAAACCAGGATTACAATCTACACAAGTATGGAATACATATGTAGAACAATTTCCGGGTAGAATATTCATGGTTAAAAATAACTGCTTCAGAGAATTTTTCTATTCTATAGGACTTAATTTACCTAACATATCACATATAGAATTAAATTGGATAAATAAAGACAGAGTACCGAAGCCAGGTGGTTGGTTTACTAACAAAGAACTTTCATTCGGAGGAGTGTCTAGAGATTTGTTGCCGCATCTATTACAGGTAGCAATAGCACTCGTTAAATATGATGTTGACAATTTAAAAGTGGTAGACAGTTTCAAAAAACAAAATTATACACTAGATGACATAGATGCTACATCATATGGCACAAAAATAGAAAACGGTGTGTACAATGTTGATGATGAATGTGATGTTATGTTAGTGTATAAAGACACACTGCCAATCTTTTGTAAGGCTGCATGGAAAACTGATGCGGAAGAATGTATTGAATGGAAAATTTTTATGCGAGATGGGCATAATGTTACATACAGTTCGGGATTGTGTCCTGAGACTGCATACGTTACTATGCTAGCATCCTTTGCCCAAGGCTTAGACGCTAACGGAATAATGATTCATCAAAAGATGGATACATTTGTACACCAAGTAATTGATAACTTAAACGATATAAATGAAGACAAAACTATTGCATAGCTTCGAAGCTAAA